AGCCAACTTGCAGCCCCCCAATCTCTCCCTAGGACATCAACTTATTAGGTTGAACCCGGCGAACCGAACATGCCCAGCGGATCCGACCAGCCGAACGAGTAACGCTCGCGGCTCTTGTACCGGACGTTGCCGGTGTCGAAATCGCCGTCCATGCTGTTAGCCAGCGGGGTACGAACGAAGTGCTTCATACCGTTCGGAACGTCCGTGGTCAGGAACCAAGCGTTCGTGTCCGTCAGGTAGTGGTTCACGGTGTAGCCACCGGGAATTGAACCCATCGCCTTCAGAGCGTTGATGTCGTTGTCAGCGGTCGCAACACGGAGTTCCGTGTCGAGGAGGCGCTTGGCAGTGAACATCAAAGCCGGGGGAACGATGAGTTTACCGGGCTTCGCCGCGATCAAGAGACCACGCTCGTCGGTCCAACCAGCGATCTGAATGACAGCCGCTTCCAACGAAGTCTCGTTGAGGTCAGAAGCCGTCAAACGGTTGCTGTTGACACCGCCGGTAACCAGCGGGTGGCTGGCCGAGAACAACGGCTGTCCGTCACCGCCCGTGTAGGACGAGGAGAAGCCATTGTTAAGGACCGAGGCCGCCTTGACCTGCTTCGTGTACGCCATGGCACGAGCGAGTGCCTTGGTATATCGCTTGGAGAGCGAGTCGTACAGGTTGTCTTCAACCGCCTCTTCCGTGATGGAGAAGCCGAGAGCAATGGTCTCGTGGTTGTAACGAGCCGTCCACGCTTCCTGTGCGTTGTCATACGCAATCGCGGCACCTTCGGCTTTCACCGGGGCGGCGCTAAATCCAGAAAGTTTGGTCTCTTCTTCGAAGGAACGCTCAGAGGTCTCCGTCTCGTAGATCTCTTTGTGCTCTTCGCCATAGGTCTTGTACTCAAGGCCGAACAGGGCGTTCAAACCCGGAAGGAGTTCCTTGAGTAATTGTGCGCGTGAAATAGCCATGTCTTAGAACTCCCTATTACAGACCAGTCGGGTTGTTGTAAGCGTGACCACCTTCGATGACACCGGAGTTCACGTACGGAGCGTTGAACTTCACGATGACTTCTGGGTAGTACACGGTACCGCTTACGTCGAACGCCGAATCCGGCACAACGTCAATGATACGCATCGGCAGCGACAGCGTCGTGCTGGCCGACGACACGAGGAGACCCTGCTGGGAATCGCCCGTCGTCGTGTTCAGCGTGTTCGCCACCAAAGCCACGTTCAGACCAATGTCGGTGTACTGGAAGCCCGACGAGGTGGAAACCACCAACGAGGCCGTCACACCAACCGCTTGGAACAGGGTGTTCGGATCTTCCGCCACGTACGCAGTAATGTACGTGCCAGCCTTTACCGAAGTGCCCGAAGTCCAAGACTGTGAGTAGGTCGGCTGACCCGTCACAGAGGATACGAACGTGCAACCCAAGAACACACCGGCAAAACCGGTGACAGGGGCCGTCGTGGTGTCATCAGTCACAGCCACCGTGCCGTCATTCACGAACTTCAGCGGGTCACCGAAACCAATGCTTGACGCACTGGAAGCGATTCGACGCTGACGGGTCGCTCCGGCAAACGGCAGACCACCGATCAAGTTGATCGGCTTCAAGCCATACGGCTTGCTAACAGTAGGATAAGCCATTTGTTACTCCAATAAAGAAATTATTTACCCTTACCGAACGAGACCGAGGTCTTCCTCTCATTAAAGAGCGGCATACGCTCGTCGTTCAGCCTCATGAAGTTGTTATCTACAGACTGGATCTGAGACTGAGCCTGCTTCGTGTAGTAATCATCACGTTGCTTCATCAGTTCAGCCGGGGCCTTGCAGAGCAACAACCCGCCAATCTCAATGTTGTCTTTAAAACGCCCATTGGGATCAGCTTGCAGCATTAGTTTGGGTTGTTCAGCGGCTTTGACCGGTTCCCAACCTTCACGGAATTTTGCAGACGTATTAGTGGGATCTGCCTGACCCATAATACTGGTCCGAATCCAGCGGAACACCCAACCTTCCTGCGGCTCCGGTTCGGGGAGCGTTTGGGGCGGTGCCCACGAAATCTTCCGTTGTGCGGCATCACGATTTTCAACTTCTCGTTGCAGACGATTCTCAGCCATTTGCGTTCTCCAGTTTCATAAGTTCCCGTGCGTACTGTTCGTTACTCAAGCCAAGTTTCTTAGCCAGAGCAACTTGCGTAGCTGTCAAACGAATTTGACGAGGCGCGGTTCCGCGCGTCACAGGAGCCACGTTTGTGGACGGCTTTGATTTGGTAGCGGTTTTGGCCACTTCCTTCTGGGGTTTAGTTTCCTCTTCAGCGTCTTCGAACGCCTCTGGAAACCGTCTCCTCATCGTCGCATCGATCTGTTGGTAATACTCGTCACCACGCGGATCGACTCCAGACCTGACCAGCTTTTCATGCAGGCCGAGCGCGAGGGCGGTCATCTCCTCGTCCACGCCGAACCAAGTGTTGTTCCGTTTCCAAGCATCGGCTTTTGGGTCGATAGCTTGGGCAGGCGCTTGTGGCGTCGTTACCTGATAGTTTTCTTGTACACGCGATTCTTCCTCTTGTAAAGAGGGACGGAAGCCCTCGTACTGCTTGAGGCGCAACTTGGCATCGGTCATCGCCTCCTGTGCAGCAGCAATACTCTCCGAATCGCCCGAATCATACGCTTGCTTAAGTTTATCTTTAGCGACAGTTAATTCAGTATTAGCCGCCTTTGTTACCTCTTGGATGAAGACCCGCTCACCAACGCCGAGGCGCTGCTTGAGACGCTTGTTCTCCTCCATTTGGGCTTGAGCAAACTTGAGGGCTTCTTCACGCTCACGAGCAGCAGATTCCTTGGCCCGACGCTCGTCGTTCCAAACCTTCTTCATCTGCTTGAAGCGTTCTTTTACATCGTCTGAATACTGGTCAAGTTCATCCTTCTCCAGATTCTCAACGATCTCCTTCGGCATCGGCTTAGCGTGTGCCCGATCCTCTGGAGGCATGTCATCAATGACCTCAATGCTGAAGTCATCGGGTGCTGACGCGGTTTCGGCCTTAGCCTCTACCTCGTCTGGAAATTTAAATTCTTCACGTTCAACTGCCATAACTATCTCTCCTTATGCGCGGCGGATACCACGGGGATCATCGACCACCGCTTCCACACTGTCGTCGTTAATAAGTCGGAACTCGCGGCCATGAATGACCACACGGGTGCCTGCGTACGGACGAGTGAGGACAAAATCCCCCTCTTTGCACCAAGGCCCGGTCGGGAACCGATCCTTATCGTTGTAGGCCATGTCACCCATTTTCACGACGAAGAGGACAACCGTAGTCAGTTCCTCCGTTCGCTTGGTGTCCTCGGCCTTGACGATACCGCCTTCAAATTCCTCTTCTACATGAGGAACCGCGCACAGCAGCCGATAGCCTTTCGGTGCTGGGAGCAACGAGGCTTTCTTAGCCTCCTCCTGTGTCTTCGTGATATCAATGTTACTCATCGTCTGTCTCCATCCGTTTTTCAAGGTCATTAATAAGAACTTTGGCGGCATCAAGACCTTGGATGATCCCGCTCAATCTTCGGTACTCCTCGATGTCCTTCAACGTGCCTTGAGACAGAAAAGACACTATGTTGGAACGCTCGTCCTCAAGTTTTGATTTGAGGTACTCAAGAGGTGTCGTATAACTCATTTACTCCTTCTTGCCCTTTTGGGGGCGGTTACGCTGAAGATCAGCGGATTCTTTGGCCTTGGCGATGTCGATACCCATGCGTACCCCATCTGCCTGCTGTTTGGCGGCAAGGGATGCTTTGTGCTTCTGGATATCAGCGCCCATTCTGGCTGCTTCAATTTGTTGACGATTTGAGATCTCGGTCTGACGGAGTTCGATCTCATCAGCCTTGAGTGCTGCGTCGATCTGCAACTCCTTCTCTTTGCGCTGCTGATCAGCCATCTTGACCTGAGCATCAAGTTGCAACTTCTGCTGCTGGATCTGAGCATTAAGCTGCAATTTTTGAGACTCGATTTCCAACTCCTGTTGTCGGAGTTGAAGCTCCATCTGCTGCATCTGGACGACAGGATCTTGAGCCTGTTGCTGGGCCTGCTGTGCTTGAGCCTCGGCTTGATCCTTCTGTAGCAGTTTGGCAGCGGCTGCTGCGGCAAGTTGAGAGATCTGAACCTCGGCTGCTTCTGGCAGGAAGTTCTCGTCCTTCTCCGCATCGGGCATCGGGGGGAGATTTGCTCCCAACTGTTTCTCGATTTCCTTGCGGTATTGAAAGGCAACGTGCTCCATGATGTGAGCAGCGCCAGCGGCCATGATTGCCTGAGCCTGCGGGTTTTGACCCACAATCTGCATGATCTTTGGATCCTGCATGGCCATCATGTGAACCTGTAGATGCGCCTCGTGGTCTTGGTAATAGAACGCCTTCACGGGTTTGCCGTTCATGATGTTCATATTTTCCGTCACGGGGTCCACAGGCTTCTGATCATCAGGCGACGGGACGATCTTGTTGGCGTTTCGGATGCCAAGCGTCTCAATCATCTGACGATGCAAATAGGGTAGATCGTAAATTTGAGGAGCAGTCTGCGACAGTTGAAGCACTGCTTGGTACTGCACCACCTTCTGCGACATCGTTGCCGCATTCGGATCGGAGACCGGGAGAATATCGACGTTATCGTAGTCGGACTTCTTGGCCTTGCGACCGCCGACTTCCGGCTCGTACGAATACTCATCCGGGGTGTAGTCACGAATAATCGCGGCAAGGAGTTTGAACTCCTGCTTCATCGTGTAGTGAATGCGAGCCTGAACAGCCGACATCACCTTCAACACGCGCTCCAAGATGGCGAGCGTCGTGCCCACCGGAGCCTGCGAAGACATATCCGATACCTTCAGATCCGACACCGCAGCGAAGCGGCGTCCTTCCTCGACCACCCGATCCATAAGGGTGGCCAAAGTCTGCGAAGGTTCTTTGTACGGAAGCGGGAGGATATTGTCTTTGATCGCACCCGAGGGTACGTCTACATCTCGCCACTCTCCCGGTGCAATCGGAGTATCGTCTCCCTTAATTCGTAGTCCTCGGGACTTAAGTCCTCCGGGGAGATTTGAGAGAGTTCCTGCATCGATAAGTTGTCGAAGGAGGGACGTTGCAGCTTTACTATGTCCCCCGATAAGGTGAATAAGGCCGAAGTAGTAAAATCCAAATCCGGGTATGTATCCGTAATGGACAAAGTGCTGTCGCTTTTGTTTAAGTTTGTCGTCCTCACGCCAATTTCTCCTAATCGCTAGGATCGTTCCCGTGCCTTTCTCAATAGTGACGACGTAGGGCAGCGCAATACCGGTCTCATTGTTGTCGTCATCAACGTCCGGGTAGTCCTTGAGATCCAAACTCACGTGCATCTCAAGCAACTGGAACCGCTCGTCCATGCTCGCGCTGAAGCCTTGATCTTCAGCCTTCTGCTTCTCAACCTCGTCCATGACACGGATCGGATCACCCAGATCCACATCCTTATAGAAGCCTGCGTACTGAAGCTTCTTCACCTCATTCTTAGTCTTACGCATCCGGTGCGTAACACGCTCGGCTGACTCAATGTTGGCAGCGCCGTATGGCACCACGATATCTTCAGCCGGGATATAGACCGCAGTCTGACGACCAAGCGACGGGTCGTAGTACACCTTCTTAAAGGAGTTACCCGCGAGGGCTAGGGATAAGAGGAGGCGTTCGTGTTCTGGCCGATACTCCTTCATCTCCTCGGTCAACTTGTAGTTCATGTCATCCGCGACACGAATCGCCGAGTCCTTCTTCTCTGCCGTCTCCTTGCCGATAATCTTGGTCTTGACCGGCCCCATCGCAGGGAAGGTCTCCATGATCGTCTCGGACTGGAACTTGACCGCGCTCTCCATGAGAAGCGGGTGGAACACGCCACACGCACCCGGCCACGGCTCTGTCCGATCCTCGTATCGGATACCCAATATCTTCAAACCTTTGACGTAGGTATCCAGCCAGTCTTTGCGGGAGGAGAGGTCTTGCTCGTAATCTCCGATCAACTCGGAGGCAAGAATCTGAAGTTCCTGCTCGTCAATAAAGTCTGCAAGGTTCGCGTTGAAGTCTTCAGCGCGGGGTTCTGCTTTCTCTATCTCAAGCTCTACCCCGTCCATGCCGATCCGAACGGCTTCAGGATCGACGATCTCAATCTCAATCGGCTCCATGTCCATCGCCATGCCAGCAATGCCTTGCGGAGCTTCCATCAAACTTTTATCGACGGCCATCTAAACTCTCCTAGTAGTAGCCTTCGCGCCGATGGCTCTTGAACCACTTTGTTGGTTCCGGCTCGTCTGACGGAAGTCGAATAAACCCACCCTGCCTGAAGCGCAGGAGGGCGAGAGTAGTAGAGTCCACCAAGTCGTCGTGTGTACCGCTCGGGAAGTCGTTACACTCCTCGACTACTTCTCTGGCCCACCTATGGTCAGTACACCAGACTATACCTGAAGAAAACAAGTCTGACACCGCATTGACCCGGCTGATCTTGTCCTGACCCTTACCCGGCGTGAACTCACTGATGGGCACACCCATCCGACGGAACTCCTGATATAGCGCCGCACCGTTGGACTTCTTCTCCACGATGAAGGTGTCCGGGTTCCACTCCTTGTACTCCTCCAACACCATCGCCTTTAACTCGGGGAACTCCAGTCGCTGCTTTATAGAGTTGAGCAGGATTATGTTGTAGTTTTTTGTCTCTTCATTAAAGAAAACACCCCAAGTTGTCAGAGCGTTATAGTCCGACCGGTTCGACTTCTCTTGGGCTGCGTCGAGGCTCATGATTATGTGCTCGCACGGGGGCGGATTGTCTCCCTCCCATACCTGCCACCACTCCCGCTTGAGGAGTGCGCCTTCTTCCGAGGTCGGCTGCTGCATGTACTGTGCCTGCCAATAGCGCACATCCATGCTCGCCTTTTTAGCGAGGAGTTCATCAATGCCCCAAAAGTCGGGCCAAAGCGGTTTCTCGTTCAAAATGGCAGGGAACTCAACCACTTCCCACTGATCTGCACCTTCTTCGCGGGTCATGTGATCGACGATCTTCCCCGTCAGATCCATCTTGCTCCATCGCGTCATCACCACGATGATCGCGCCGCCCGGCATTAGTCGTTGGACGGGGCCTGATTGGAACCACTCCCAAGCTGGTTCAAAAACATCTGCGCGACCTTGTTTAGCTTCCTGTTCTGAGTGGGGATCATCAATAATGAACAGATCAGCGCCTCGACCAGCAAGAGCACCGCCAACACCGATAGCAAAATACTCACCATTAAAATTAGTACCCCATCGAGAAGCAGACTTACTGTCAGCTTGCAGAGAGACGTTAGGGAAGATGTCACGGTAATTCTCCGCTCCAACCAAGTTACGCACCCGTCTGCCGAAATTCACCGCAAGATCTGCGGTGTGTGAGGCCATAATCACCTTCTTCTGTGGAAATTTGCCCAAGAACCACGCCGGAGCAAGGTAGCTGATCATTTCTGACTTGCCGTGACGGGGAGCGATGTTAACGATCACTCTCTTCTTCTTGCCTTCGGCTATGTCTTCGAAGATTTTCGCCAATTTCCGGTGATGTGGGCCTACTTTGTACCCCGGATACACGTGATTAATGAAA